GGCGATCATCAGTCCCTCCATGTGGTTGCCCTCAGCGCAGGGCTTGCTGGCCGGCGACCATCAGCAGTCCGGCGAACGGGCTGGCGGTGTCCAGCCATGCGCGGCCCGTCCTGATCTTCCAGACCATCGATCGGTCGATTCCGTACTCGTCGGCAACCTGCCCGGTCGGACGGGTGTCCACGCGGATCGCGGCGGCGCGCTCCATGTCCAGCTTGGGCGGGTTGGCGCGCCTGCGGACCGTGCAGGATGCTTTGCGCTTCATGACCGCAGCGCCCTTGTTGGAGATGCGCGCGATGGCCTGGGAGTGCTCAGCCTGGGAGCGCTGCTCGATGTGAACCGGCGCGATGCAGCGCGGGTTCTCGCAGCTCACCCCGTAATAGCGGCCCGTGCGCTCCTTGCCCAGCAGGTCGGACAGCAGCCGGCGCACAGGAACGACGCCCTCGCCCTTGTTGTAGATCTGCGGGACTTCGTGGTATCCGAGCGATCCCTTCCACAGCAGGCAGTCGCCCTCCTGCTCCGTGTTCGCCTTGAGGCTGGCCACCGTGTGGACCTTGGCCGGCTTCGCCATTACTTCTGCTCCTTGTTCTCGTCCAGTTGATCCAGGGCCCACTGCGCCGCGGCGCGGAACCGGGGCGGCTCCGATGCATCCCCGGCAATCGCCCGCCATTGGTCGGCCTGGCGCTGCAGCGCAGCACGGAACGCCGCTTCCTTCTCTTGCGCACTGGCGCCGCCCTGATCCAGCCAGGCATGGCAGGGAAAGCACGCCCACACCGTGTAGCAGTCGTCGGCCTTGCGGCTCTTGCCCTTGCCGTGCTCGAGCAGGTTGGAGTGCGCCGCCACCGTGGTCTCGGTCAGGCCGACGCACACGCCCGGCCGGCGGATCAGGCAGGCACGGCCGCGGGCCATCTCGAGCACCGTGGGATTGCGCCGGGCCCGGGTCTTGGGCGCCGCTTCGCCCAGCGTTCCGCCATAGGTGCCGCGGCGGGATGCCGGGTACAGCGCCATCGGGCGGTCCTCACGGGGGACGGCTGGCGCGTCGTGGCGCTTGGACTTGAAGCCCTTGCCCCGCTTCATGGGTGTGCGGCGCAGCATCAAGCAGCCTCCCGTGGCGCTAGGTCGTAGAACGTCACGCCCAACTCGGATGCGGCGAACGCCTCCACTTGGTCGCAGAAAGCCGAAAACTCCGTCGTGCTCAGCTCCGTGCTGCTTTTGCCGATCACCTGCCCGTTGGGCAGCTCGATCACGCCGATGAACTGGCGCTTGAACTGTTCGTGCCACACCTCGGCGCTGAACTGGCGGCCGTTCACCACGGCCTGCTCGGCGACCTGGGCCAGGACGCCCTTGCCCCAGTAGCGGCGGTTCTGCTTTGAAGTGCGCTTGCGCCGGCCCACGGTCAGGACCCAGCGGCCGCCGCCCTGCAGCACGTCCTTGAGGAAGGGGAACAGCTGCTGCTGGATGGCGATCCACGCCTGCGCGCGGTTGTGCAGTTCGATGGACAGGGCGTCGCTCATGCCTGCGCCTCCAGTCGATCGGCCACCAGCTTTGCGTATCCGGCGATGTCCACCCACGAGTCGGCGTAGTTGGGGTCGCCGTTCAGGATGCGCGCCACCTTGTGCTGCACCATCTCCAAGGCTTCGCGCTGGTCGGGCGCCAGCCGCTCCCAGCCGGGGGCGACCGCCATCCCGGCCTTCAGGCGCTGGGCGATCTCGGCGTGCCGGTCGAAACTGCCGTAGCGGGTGCCGCGCTCGGCCAAGACCTTGGCCACATCGGTCATGCCACCACCTCCTGCACCGCCACCCGCACCATGCCGCCTGGCACCGGGTTGTCGCGCTTGAGGACCAGCAGGTCGATCTGCTCGTCGTCCTGCCAAACGCCGGCCTTGGTCAGCGCATCCAGGAGGCACTTGGACACGTTGTCCAGGTCGCGGCGGCGCCGATCGGGCGGGCAGACGGTGACGGCCACCGCCAGCCGGCCGGAGAGGCGCGCGCCCGTGCGCTGCTCCATCACCGTGTCGGCGATCGCCTGGCGGTACTTGCGCCCCTCGGCCGAGATCAGGATCCGGCCCTGCACGGTGCGGTAGTAGCTGTTCAGGCTGGGCGGGTACGGGAGGTCGAGCCCGAGCCGGACGATGGGGGCGACGACTCCGCCGGGACCGTCATGGCCAGCGTCAGCCGCTCGGGGAAGTCCCGGTACATCGGATCCGACGCTGCCAGCTCCTGCGCTCGGTGCCAGGCTTGCGCCTTGAACCCCGGGTTGCGGGCCATGGTCAGCAGCCAGGAGAACTGCTCCTCGAGATGTGCTGTGAAGTTCACCCACGCACCACCTCCGTGTGCCCCAGCGCGATCTCGCCGGCAGTGAACCCCTGGTCCCGAAGATCCCGGTCGGTGCCGCCGTTGACTGGCAGCAGCTCGGCGCCGCTCACGCCAGCGATGCTCCATGCGCGGCCGGCGATCATGTTGGCCAGCTGCGGGATGGGCTTGCGGTGTTCGATTTCGAGGACGATGACAGTTTTCATTCGACCTGCACTCCATTGATGCGCAGCGCCTCGGCCGCCGTTTGGTAGGTGCCGCGCGCCACGCGCTCGCCGCCCTTCGCCCGCGCCACGATCCGCTTGGCCCAGTCCAGTCGGTCAGCGCGCGGCGCTGCCTGCCGGAACGGCGCCAGCTTCTCCAACTCCCGCGCGACCCGCTCCGGGTCCGCCTTCGGCGCGTCCAGCTTCGGCACCTCGGCTGCCGGCACGCGCCGCGCGATCGCGCGGAACTCGAGCACGGTAGGCGGCCTGTCGACGGGCAGGTTTTCCAGCGCCCAGGCGATAGCCCGCGGGTGCTGGGCGAAGCCGGAGAGCTCGTGCGCCCAGTCCGACTTGACGGCGTTGATGTCGACGTCCTGCCAGCGGCGCAGGAACGCCTGGCCGTAGACGAGCGTCAGCTTCTCGAAAATCTTGTCGACCCAAGGGGTGGGCAGGCTCATGTCGGACTCCCGGTAAGAGCGGGCGCGCTCACCTGGCGCGCGTCCACGTCGATGAAGAACTCGGTGGCAGGCATCCCGACGGCAACGCCGGGGGCCGCGATTTGGGTGCGCTCGCGCTGCTCTGCACGCCACGCGGGCTCGGCGTCCTTGCGTTGCCCCTTGGCCCGCATGCAGCACGCCTTGAGGTACTCGACCGGGTCGGCCGGCTGCGCAACCACCGCAGCGCGCACAGCGTCGACCACGATGTCGTCGCCGTAGTCGGTGACAAGCCTCCCGATGAACGAGCCGCACTGCGCCTTCGGCAGTCCTCGGCCCTCGGCGTGCAGCAGGGACTTGCCGGCCCACCAGAGTTCCGCCTTGGTCAGGTCGGGGGCCGGCTTGGCGGCAAAGCCGCCCGTTCCGTCAGGAACGGAAATAAGGTTCTGTTCCCTCTCCGTTCCCTCTCCGTTCCCTCTAAGGGCGTTTTCGTCTGGATTTCCGGTGGAGGCTGGAGCGTTTTCCGGCGGAATTCGCTCGCCATCCGGCGGAATGCCGTGGGGGTAGGCGCCGGATTTCCACTGCCCCAGCGTCGGAATTCCGAACTGCGCTTTCCCGTCCTTCTCCCGGCCCTTGTTCTCCTTACGCAGGCGATCGAGGAAGCGGCCGTAGGCATGACGCTCCTTGGCGGCGAAGGCGGCGATAGCCTTCTCGGCGATCACCGGGTGATAGAGGCGCCCGTCGGCGCACTTGACGAAGCCCCAAAGGGCCTGTGCGCGGACCTTCTTCCATTCCTTGACGACGCGGCCGAAGCCGGCCAGGTTCGCCAGTTCGACATCGTTGTCCGGCAAGGATGCGGCGGGCACCTGGTGCCAGGCCGCGCACCACAGAAGCAGACCGGCGCGGAATGCCTCGGCGTCCGACGCTGCCGCGAACTCGCTGTCCCGCAGGCGGCGCACGTCCAGCTCCATGTACTGGAAGTCGGTCAGGTCGCACTCGGGCGGCGTGAGCGGCAGCTGGTCGGACATCAGGCCACCCTTGCCCACACGCGGCAGCCATCGCGCACCAGCGGATGCGCCGCCATCGTCAGCACGCGGGCCTTACCGGCGCGCTCCAGCTCCGGCAGTCGCCGATCGATCTGGACGACGGTCAGGCCCGTGGCTGCAGCGATCTCGTGCGCCGTGGCCGACCCGAGCTCGTGCAGCGCCGCCAGGATCCGACTGGCGTGTCCCTTGGCAAACAGACCTGCGCGCGCCGCGGCGGCATGGCTGGTCTCGGGGTCCGTCGCGCGAGCCCGCTGATGCGCTGCATCAGTAAGCCCTTGTCCGGCGCAAGGTGTAATCCTTGCCTTACAGACATTGCTTTCCGGCAGGTCCAAAGTAGTCGTGGGGGAGTTCAGC